TGTGTATAAGAGACAGGATTTTTGATGTTCATACTCGGTGAAAAATCGGGGCTCTGAGCACCCGCATCTCCCCCTCCCTTTAGGAAGGACCCACAGAAGGAAACAAATTTTGGCAATTATTCAATCTGGCAAGTTGTTGATAGCATACTGTGCTTGCTCTTTAGTGAATTTATCTCCATATTCAGAAGTTAATTGCTCGAACAGTTCTTTGTCTGACATCGGCATAATCTCCAGATAATTCATGGCAGCTTCTAACGCTTCCTGATTCCAGTCCGCTTTAACGTTTTCAACTGCATACCGTGCTGCGTCCTCTGGGTACCCATCACCATATTCAGAAGTTAATTGATCAAATAAAACTTGTTCAGAAAAGGCCATGAGATCAACATAGTTCTGTGCAGCCCTCAGTGCATTCCTGTATTCACGAGGAACATTGGTTTTAGCTGTTTCTTCGACTGCTTGCCCCGCAGATTCTTTTGCGGCCTCTGTTGGTGCATTACCCCCACACCCTTGAATAACAATAGCAACTGTCATCACGATTACAATGAGGCCAAACAACCTACGCTTATTCATGCTTCTCCCTCCCTTTTAGCCTATACTCTCCTATACTTCGGCAAAAGGAAGGTTTTTCCTTCATGTCTAATATTTCTATATAAAACTCAAACCACACCCACCCTTTCCGGTACTGGGTGTGTGTTGGGTATATCACTAATTTCCCATCCCCGTATCGTTCCCGGAGAGCCATGACGGCCTCCTCCACACTCCGGGCGAAGATACGACCAGGTTGAAAAAGCATTACATCATTCATGTTTCTCCAATAAAAAAGCCCCCGGAGACCAGCGACGATCTCACAGAGGCTTTTCGTAAGCTTTTGACAATATCAATATACCACATAAAACATCTCAAATGGTGCCAAAATAGTGTCACCTAATTATTGCCATAAACCCCAACGAACAGCCAGACGCTTGACAATAGTTCTTTTGTTCCTGGCTACAGTTGTCTTGGATGTGCTAACCTGCCTGGCCAGTGCTTCATTGTCCCTCCACCCTATCTCCCACACAGCCCTCAAAACTTCCAATTCATCCGGCTCCAGTCCTCTCATAACGTCCTTCATCCTGGCTACACATTTAGCCAGGTATTTGATATATGGCTGTTCTATATATGATTCCATAGCCTGGTACCGGATCTCAATGGGGCTGATTGGGCTACTGGCTTTCCCACCAGCCTTAGTTGGATCAATGGTCTTGTCCCCGTCGCTATGCAGGTACATTGTTTCTGCGTTTTTTAGTTCCTCAAAGTATTGCGCCTCATACAGTGGATAAAGCTTGACCTGCTCTACACAGAAGCGCCATACTTCAGCTGGCATCCTTGCCATTACCTCCCCTCCCCCCTTCTTCTTCCGTTCACCTATTTTGCGGTAAACATCTGCCACAAGAACTCCGGTTCTGGTCAGATCAGCATCGTTCTGAATCAGTCCCTTTTTATTCATCACGGCCAGCTGTGCCCGGGAGACTCGGTACTGCAAAAGCAACCTCTCCCGGTCATCCTCTACGGACTCAATAATTGCTTTGATGTTATCTCGTATAGATATTAACCGGTCGATATCAGCATCGATTTCCCTTTCCAGGTCCACGATCTTAGCGATAATTCCCTCAGTCTTTCCCCGGATGCTACCGCCTCCCTTAGGCTCCGCAGTGAACACCTCGGTTACCCTGGTCAGCTTAGACCGCAGCCGGGCAACCTCTTCCAGCTTACGATCGATCTCCCGATCCAGGGTTATATATCGTTTCAGGTACTTGATCTTATCCTGGTTATTACTTGGCACCATCACCATCGAAAAAATCCTCTCTGAGCCATACAGACAGCAAGTCTGACCATCCGCAATCTTTACAATATAATAGGGGTCAAATATGGAATGTGTAGCTAATTACGCTCGTCAAACTGTTCGTAATAATCACCATAAAATAAGTCGTAGTACTGCTCATTGCCTTCCCAAATTTTTTCAGCCCCGTATAGCCACCAATTATATACATCTTCGGCCGTTTTCCACTTCGTTGAAACCTCCCAATCAGCCCCTTTGTGCTCTTTAATGGCTTGTAACATACGATCAAATGCCCTTAAGTATGCTTCTGCAAACTTCGGGTATTTTGCAAGCTCTCGTTCCCTGTTTGCAGTCTTTGCCATGGGACATCCTATACAGCCAATTCGAGTCCAGCCTTCATCGTAAAGACTGCAATGAGGCCGGCCGCTGAGATATTCCCATACTTCAGCTTCACTCCAGTTTACAATAGGATTTATAAACTCCTTACCTTTATCCCGTTGACAGGTTTCAATCATACTTCGCCCTTTTCTCCGGGGGCTTTCCTGCCAACGAACACCCGTTATAATGCGGTTGTTCCAGGGGCACCCCTGCTCCTTGAAAACGTCGCAGCAATAACGCACCAATCGAGTGGGCGGCATTCTTTTTTTTACGATTAATCGCCACATAGTAGTTTTAGGTCTGTTTACTACAACGTCTGGGTAGTTATCATGGATAAAATGTATTAACTCGGGTGGGTCAACAGTTGTTAGGTCGTACTGCGCTCGAAAACTTACCCCGGCTTCTTTCGCTAGGTGGTAAATAACCTGGCTATCTTTGCCGCCAGAGAACTTGAGGCAATAGCCTTCTGGAGGCTCTAGTATCCGCAAGTGTTTTACGGCGTATGCCACTTTATCGTCGATACCAAATAGGGTGTGTTCCACAAGTGCCAATTTGCCACCTCCTTACTTTGCTTAATAAACAGACTGCACCCTACTCTCCGGTACCCAACAGCCCATAACCGGCTATGTCCTGCCACGGATCCTCGTTTCCTTGCTTGCCGTTGGCCACCCGAAATAACTTATCTATGACTCTGATGACTCCTAACATGTCCCGATATTGATCAGGCCGGACACCGTCCGGATATAAAATCTCCAAGATACAACCCCCGCGGTTAAAAGCCTCACCATACTGTAGGTTTTTCTCATCCACCAGAGCACCTATGGCTTTACCCAGGGATTCGTATTTACCTACTACTTGGTAAGGGATTGGCTCCTCGTCCTCTGGCCCAAATCCCTGTTGCTCCCTTTCCTGTTTGGCTAAATCCTCATAGGTCTCCTTGACCTCGTTTTCCAGCTGACTTACACTTGGTTCAGCAGGCTCCTGGCTGCCCTGAATCGGCTCCTGGTTCGCGGCCGCCGCCGGTTCGGGGCTCGGAGCCTGCTTTTGTGTTTCTTCTCTTTCCTGTTTCAGCCAGTGATATATGGTGCTTACAGGGACATCTAACTCCCTGGCTGCTTGTGCAACGGTTTTTCCTTCAGCAATCAGCTTCCGAACGTTTTCCATGATTTGCTCTTTATTCTCTCTTCTCGGGCCTATGTTACCTTTCGGCATAGTATCCACTCCCTTNNGTATTGAGATATTCTCAAGTGCAGATCCAGGTACGGCAGGTCTAACATCCTGGCCAGCTCCGCAGCAGTTGCTTCCGGATGCTCCTCGAGTGCCGCTTCAACTTTCGGCCATTCTGTCTCCCAATCAATTGCTTTCGGCTTCTGTGGTACTGCGTTCTTAGTTGTCCGTGCCTCAGCTATTCGCTGTTCCCGCTTGATCTTTTCCCTCAAAACAGGCAGGTCGATCGCCAGCTCGTTTGATATGGCCTTAATGTCAAAACTATCATCAAGCATATTTTTGACTTGCGGCCAAAGCTCGGTCCAATCATACTTTTTCAGCATGTCGTTCACCTCCGATCTGTCCTCGCCTTCCACCGCCGGATAGGCCGGCATAGTATCGTAATACTCGATAGTACCATCCGGCTTAAAGCGGCCACGCCTAACGATGTTGTCTACAAATCCTTCCGGCGGACCCTCGTCTCGTTTTTTAGGTATCTCCCGAAGTGCGGCTCCTGGAACAAGCTCAATGCACGGGACTCCTTCACCTTTACTCAACTGACATCACCTCACTCGAACCTATACCCAAGTCTCTCCTCCGTCTCCATGGCACACATCAAATTCCAAGCAGCCGCCACCAGGTGATCTTCATCGTCCTGGCCAGCCATGTATTTCATGATGTGCCGGATCGCGGAATCAATGAAGCTGTTAATCGGGATTCCCTTCTCCCAGTTCCTTTCACCATATTTTTTAGCGCCCTCCTCGAAATGCCTGGCCAGCCTCAGTATGGCACGTGGCGGCAGAAGGTCACACCGACCTTTTCCATCGTGCATATCCCGAACAGCTCCGGAGGCAAATTTATGTCTGTGGCCACTATCTTTGATCACTGCGATTGACCCCCTCTCACCTTCTCAATTCTTACTTTTAAGGACTCCAACAATCTGGCTTGTGTGGCGTTCTTATCCTGCAGCGCAGCCATGACATCTTCATCGCGGCCGCCTTCTACAACCAGGTGGTGGCTTATAACTTTCTGGTTCTGGCCCTGGCGATGAAGACGCTTATTCGCCTGCTTATACAACTCCAGTGACCAGTTAAGACCAAACCAGATAACCTGATTACCACCATCCTGAAGGTTAAGACCAAATGCCGTACTACCTGGATGAGCCAACAGAATATCAATCTTTTGCGCATTCCAGTCTTCTTCATCCTGAGGGGTCTTTAACTCTCTTACTCTAAGGCCTGTCCCAGCAAGGGCTTTTTTAAGCCGAGCCAGATCATGCTGGAAATTATAGAACACGATTGCCGGCTGCCCATTAAGTGCTTCAACCAACTCCAAAAACGCCTCAATCTTGCAGTTATGTATTTCAACCACTTCCCGGTGGTTCTCACCATAAACCGCGCCATTGCACAGTTGTAAAAGTTTATTGGTCAATACAGCAGCGGATCCAGCATCAATGACAGTTTCATCCACCTGCAGCAGCATCTCTTTTTCCAGCCTGTTGTAGGCCGCTTGAGCTTTATTATCCAACACAACCGGTACAGTAACGAAAATATGATCCGGCAGCTCCAGGTAATCGTCAGCTGACATGCTTATGCAGATATCACCTATCAGCTGGTATATAATCTCTTCCGCCCCTGGTTTAGGCCGGTAACTAAAAACATGATCCCGACTCCGTTGATCAGGCTCAAAATAACGTTCCCGGTAATGGGTAAATTTCTTTCCCAGCCTTTGCCCTTCATCTAGCAGATAAATTTGCGCCCAAAGGTCTAACAGACCATTGGGTATGGGTGTACCTGTAAGAATAACCATGCGTTTGATATGTTTACGAACCCAGGATAAAGCTTTAAACCTTTTGGCCTGGTGACTTTTAAAGCTGCTGGATTCATCAACCACAACCATGTCAAACGGCCAGGCGTTCCGGTAATAATCAACAAGCCAGGGAACATTCTCCCGGTTAATGACATAGATGTCTCCCGGGGTGTTAAGCGCCCGGATCCGCTGGTCCCGGCTGCCTAATACAGAAACAACCCTGAGTAAGTGTAAATGGTCCCACTTGGTTTTTTCCCTCATCCACGTTCTTTGTGCCACTTTTTTGGGGGCAATAACTAAAACTTTTGAAATTTGAAAACGGTTGTATTTCAGGTCATTAATTGCGGTCAAGGTTATGGCCGTCTTACCCAAACCCATATCTAAAAACAGACCCAACGCCTCATCCGCTAACAATCGGTGAATGCAATATTTCTGATAACTGTGTGGAACAAACTTCAACTGCGCTTAACTCCTTTGATGAATTCATCTACTCCCGTTTTACTATCAATCACTAAAACCTGAAATCCCAGTTCACGAATTATGGTTTGTTGTTTTTCTTGCAGTGGGGTTGATTTTTTCCCGGATGCTTTTAACTCAATGAACACCACCTGGCCGCCAGGAAACAGTACCAACCGGTCAGGCACCCCTCGATTACCCGGTGAGATGAACTTATATGCTCTTCCGCCGACAGCTTTAACTTGATCTCGCAGATAGGTTTCAATATCTCTTTCCTGCACCATCAACCCTCCCCGTATGTTTTTGATACATTGAAACATTCTCTACGCGCGTATATGTATATATCGCGCGTAGGCGCATATGTGCGCGCCCATACCCTCTATTTCTCTCTATTTTTTATTTATAAAGAAAAGAATGTATCAAATGTATCAATAGCCTATAAGCCCTTTACCTGTGGGGCTTTAAGGGTGATACATTGAATGTATCAGTTGTATCAAATGTATCAGTATTCCAATTTTTGTATGTATCAGATGTATCAAATGTATCAGTAGTTTGTATCAGAGAAATCTGTCTGGAGTAACCCCTCTGGAAACCGTATGGTTTGCCATATTGCCGACCGTTTTTGTCTTTTTTCCATCCAGGCAGGTTATCTAAGATCCTGTTTATCTCAGCAACATCCTGCCGGCGCATAAAGCTGAGGTCCTTGTTGAAACATTCACACCAGATTTCGGCCGCACAGATTCTGTCTCTGTGTACGGTCTTTTCTGTTTGGTCTTTGCCAAATTCTCCGGACCAGTACATGCGTCGTTCTGGCAGACTCCGTTTGTGCCAGTTTATTGGTATTGGCCTCTCCACAAATTCGCGTATGATACCCTCTTTGGCGTTGCTTTCCTTGTGGGCTTCCTGCTCCAGTATTGATATTTGTTCAGCTTCCCCGGTCAGGTATAAAGGTTCTCCCAGCTGCCAGGCTAAAAACGCTTCTGCCCATATCTGGTCCACTTCATCCTCCAATTGAGTAAACACGTTTTTAGTGGGGGTCTGCAGCCCCACGTCTACCGGCCAAAAACGTCGGTTCCCAGTCGGGTCTCTCAGGAATTCACTATCGTTGGTGGTCCCGAAAAATACGCACCGGCGGGGATAAACGTTTGTGCGTCTACCATATGGTTCCCGGTAGATATCTTCTGTCCGGCTGAGAAATTGCTTTACAGCGTTGGTTTCAGACCGGCTCAGACCGTTTAATTCTCCAAGTTCGTTGATCCATACTCCCTGGATCATCTCTGCGGCCTCTTTGCCCTCGAATGTTTGGAGGCTGTCAGAGTACCACCGGCGGCCCAGCAGTCTCAAAAAAGTGCTTTTACCTATCCCCTGGGGCCCGACGAAAATCGGCATATAGTCGTATTTACAGCCCGGTGTCATTACCCTGGCCACAGCAGCTGCTAATGATTTCCTGATGACAGCCCTGGTGTAGACGTTATCCTCTGCACCCAGGTAATCAATGAGCAGAGTATCCAATCGCTTTACTCCATCCCATTTAAGGCTCGTCAGATAATCCTTTACATCATTGATTATGTGTTTGTGAGCGCATAGGGCCAGGGCGTCAAAAATACGCTCTTTCCCGGTTATGTGGTAGACCCGTTCCAAATAGTGTCTGATCCCTGCATCGTCTACATCGGTCCACTGGCGGCGTTCTGTACGCGGGTCCCAGGGGAGAGCCCCCAGGACAAGCCCTCGGTTGGCAAATTCATCGTATGCGATTTTGCCTTTCAGTAGTGGGTCGTTTTCCAAGATGATCAGAACATTGTCAGTGGTTTTTGCCGGCAGCCCGGTCGTGGAACTGATGGCCAGTTTGCTCATCCAGTTTGCGTTCTCGTTCGGGCTTGTTGCAAACTCCTGGGTGGCTTTCTCATATCGCTCTTGGTTCAAAAGCAAGGCCACCTGTTCATCGGTCACTGCAAATTCGCACATGGCTGTATAGCTCGGCAGTCGGTTGGTCGGTGTGCCTGGCCTGGCTTCATAATCCAGTTCACCAAACTTGTGCAGCCGGACCAGGTCGAAGGCATTTACCAACCGACCTGAGCATGGATCCGTGGCATGGTGGGAATATAGGAATGCACCATTGTCGTAGACGATCGCTCCGCCGACTGTGCTCCCGCCGGTGTAAGTGAACCGGTCTGAACTACTGGCTACCGGCTCATAGACACCCGGCAGGAATGCCTCCATGGCTTTGTAGATGTCATAAACTTTGCAGAAAGCCCCCACAACACCTGATTTTTCTAATGGGTCCCCTTGTTTGGCGGCCGTTTTGATACTTTTCTGCTGTCCCGGAACTTCTGGCCACTCAGCTACATTTCCCCAATCCTGGTACATGGCTAAAACGCCGTCAGCACTCAAGAAAGGCTTATCTCCATACTGGAACACATATTGGCTGTCCGAGCAGCAGCTTGGCCAGTACATAAGCCGATGAACCTGGAAGGTCGTCGGGTCGGCCAGTTCAATGCCGATTATCTGAGCTATTTTCCTGGCAATTGGTTCATACTCGTCAGCTGACACCGACCTGTCGGTTGGTATGAGCACCCGCAAGCGGGGCCTGGCCTCTTCATGCTTTCGAGTTGAGTAGGTAGCATAGGCACAGCCCAGGCCGTCCAGCCGGCGGAGAATGTCAGCAGTACCACCGGCCAGAATGTTGTCCAGGTCCAGGGTGATTATATCCCGGAAGGCCACAGTGGATGCTTTCCGGCGGCCGTCTTTAAATGAGCCGCCTACGAAACCTCCGACGTCTTTCAGATCGTCTTGCTGGGCTTTCGGCATTTTTAGATATTCGGCCAGGGGCTCTGTGCTCCGGACGGGAACCTTGAGTTTTTCCACCAGCTCTGACCAGTACATCGTTTGAGCAGACCAGGACTTTGCAAAGCGATTACTGGCAGCCGATATGGCTATTTGTCGGTCATATATCATGCCTGCACCTCTCCCACGTGCTTTTTAACTTGATTGCTCTTCTGTTGATTCCTGATAAGGTTGGGATAAATCAAAAAGAACATCCAGAAAATCATTGACAACCCTAATTACGGTGTCTTTAGAAAGTCGGTTATTTCGAGCGTGGACCATACTTAAAACCAAGTTGTATACCACGGTGTTATCATTCATCACAGCCTTGAATTAAAATTTCACCTTTGGTTGCCATTGTTGTCCCCCTTTTTCAATCCTTCATATAAAAGTCAGTGATAAAGCCATCAGCTTTCAGCAAAAGCCCCGGTGCCCAGGAGATGGGTTCCCCCATGATGTCGCAAACGTGTTCAAGATCTGCCCGGTCTTTCGGCACATCCAGGACAACCTCGTCGTGAATATGCATCACTATTTGATATCCTGCCTGGTGCAGCCTGATAATGCTTTCTGCCAGGCAGTCCCGTGAAATAGCCTGGACAACGTTTTCAACGAGTTTACCGCCGTAAGTACTGGTTACTTCCCACTTTGAGTTTTGGCCGATGCTGTAATAATGCAAAGCGTCTTTCCCGAAGCCGTTTTGCGAAAGGAACGGGTTTGCATAGTACAATTTCCGGCCGCTTGGCAGGGTAATGGTGAAAAAGTCCAGCTGGTTTTGATAGTCGATTTCCCGGGCCAGAATAAGACCGTGAACACCCACTGCTTGTCCTGTCCGCATAACTTCTAATGCAGCATTTTCCATGCTGTGCCACAGATCCACAATCCGTTTGTTGGCGTTTCGCCACCGCTGGACTATCTCCGGCAGCTCCTCTTCGGTCAAACCCATTTCTAATGCACCCATCTGCTTCAATGCACCAACGGATCCTTGGTAGCCCAGAGCCAGTTCTGCCACCTTCCCTTTTTGCCGGAGATCGGAGCCCTTCCCGATTTCTTCAATGGGTACCCCGAACATGGCTGACGCTGAGGCCTCATATATCTTCCCGTGAGTCGCGAATACATCCAGCCGCCACTGTTCTCCGGCCAACCAGGCCACCACCCGGGCCTCAATGGCTGAAAAGTCAGCTACGATAAAAACATTGCCGGGGGAAGGTATGAAAGCCGCCCGGATAAGCTGGGATAAGGTGTCGGGCACATTCCCGTATATCAGCTTTAGGGCATCAATTTTTTTCGCTTTTACGCATTCCCGGGCATGGACCAGGGTTTCCAGGTAGTTCCGGGGCAAGTTCTGCACCTGTACTAAACGTCCGGCCCATCGTCCGGTCCGATTGGCTCCATAGAACTGAAGCAGCCCCCGGATCCGGCCGTCAGTACACACAGCTTCGGCCATAGCTTGATATTTTTTAACTGATGTCTTGGCCAGTTCTTGTCGGATTTCGAGCATCCGTTTTGCCTTGTTGTCATCTATAGTCTCAATCAGTTTTTTCACTGTACCTTTTTGCAGGTTTTCAACTTCTTCCCCGGTTTCTTCCTCAAGCCATTTAGCGAGCTGCTGAACACTTTTGGGGTTTTCCAAGCCTGACAACTTTATTGCTTCAATCATTAGCGCATCCGTAATAATCCGGTTACAATGTAAGGCCCCTTCAATCAGTTCCTGATCGACTGCTACTCCCACAGCATTGATAAATTGATCAATTTCCCAAAGGTACTGTTCTTGAGGTGGTACCGGGAAATTAGATAATCGTTTTTCGATTTCCATCTCCGTCACTACATCCTGCCGGCAATATTCTTTAAAAAGCTGCCACTTTTCCGGTTCATGATGCGGCAGTGTCCTCGTTCGGTAGCCGTTTGACTTGGTAGGCTTGCACGGGACACAAAATGTTCGTATTAAGGCTGAACCGACACTCATTTTCTGCTTGTCTTTAGGCATCCTCATAGCTTCGGCGGTAGCTGCCAATCCGGCCGGATATCCGCAATACAGGCTATGGATCATAGTGCACCGCCATTGTTCGAGGGCTGATGTATAAAAAAACTTATTAAGGCAGTACCATTCAAAAGGCGCGTTATAAGCATGTTTAATAACACTGGAGTCTGACAAAGCTTGAATAATCTCACCAGGTAACTGCTCCCCTTGAGCCAGATCCACAACTTGAACCGGTCCATAGTCCCATGAATAAGCGAATAATAGGATTTGGAAATCGGGGGACTGCACATATTTATGCAGTCCCGACTTTTGTAAATCAACGCTGCTAAAGGTCTCAATATCAATATGAAGATGCCTCATAACTTACAGCCCCATGATTCCGCCGGTGATCGGTTTTCCAGTGATCGGATCGTATTGTATCGGTTGTTGTGGCCCACCTTGCTGTGGTTGATAGTGTGGCGGTTGAGCTGGCCGGGGTTGCTGTGGATAAACAGACTGCTGGTACATAGGTTGTTGTATTGTTTGCGAGTAAACCGGTTGCTGATAACCAGGTTGCTGAATAGGAGTATATCCGCCAAAATCGTCAGCAGCTGACCGTTTGCCCCCTAAGGGTTCCCCGTCTTCAAGTTTCTGAATGTTACCTAAGCCGCATCCAATGCCTTTTTTACCGGCTGCATTGTAAGCGAAAAACTGGACAGATACTCGGCCGTACATTCCGCTGTAAACTTGGGTTTGATCGATAATCGGGTTAAGGTTAATATCTACAACTTCCGGTTTTTGCTTGGATGAAGCAGTCATTACCCAATGGCCTTTACACTCTTCACCAAACGGCATGCCGTCCGAAGGCCTAACGCCATCTCCATCGTGCAGAGGAATAGGAATTTGAGGCGGCCGGACACCATTCCAACGTTTTGAAATGCCCTCTTCAATGGCGGCCTGAATGGCAGCATCAATTCTCTGTTTCGTGGCCACGTCAGATTTGGGGATAAGGAGAGTAACACTGTACCTCGGATCTCCGCCTCCAGGCGGGATATAAGGGGAAAACACATGAACATAACTTAATCTCACTCGACCAGTTACAATTCTTTTGGGATCTTGATTCATAATTCATACCTCCTAATTATTTGAAAATTCATCAGCTGCGCTTGGGCGCTTAATCGGTTCACGCTTGTCGTTTTCCGGTACTAGTGTCGGTTTGCCGGGTGGTCGCTCGACGAAATCCGCTAGAAGCTCATTAAACTTCTGTTTCCCGAGTAACTTTTCAACCGCTGCAAGAGTGATTGGTCGTCTCTCATATAACACTGCTTCGTCAATGCCGTTTTGGATAAGTACGGTAAACGCTTTATCCTGGTCAACAAACTGTCTGACGCTCCTCCCTTCTACCGCTTTCCAACCAGGTATTTCATTGCCTGCGAGGCACTCAGCCAGAGCGTATTCCTCAAGGTCTTTGACCCATTTGACCAGGTCCTGGGCTTTGGCCAGGATCTGCCCCACTTCCTCATTTGTGAGTAGTGGAGGCTTCATCCCAGCGTACTCTTCAAGAGCCATGTTGAATTCGCTTCTGGCCCTGCAAAGGGACCTCGCTCGGCAGAACTGACAATGATCTCCAGAGACATACTCTCCTTCCCCGGCCCAAGCTTTTTGGGCTATCGGCTTGATGCTTTCGCCCCAGGCAAGTAAGTCCGCAATGGGGGTTTCCCACTCCGATATGCTGTCCAGCCTCGGCTGCACTATGGTCATTTTCACTGTCTCAATTGGGAATAAAAAGCAGTACGCTTCATATGCTCCCAGGGCATAAAGCATCATCTGCGGGTTTTGTTCGGCAGTTACTGGTACCCCTTTGCCGTATTTGAAGTCAATTACCCAGAGGATAGAACCGCCTATGATGATACAGTCGCCGGTTCCGAAGCCTTCCGGGACATACTTGTTGAAGTTTAATTTTTTTTCAATGGCGACATAGGGAGGGCTGTTAAAGTCGTGGACAATGCTTTGGATATATTCCATGTAGGTGTTGGTATGTTTCAGCATCTCTTCCTGGAACAATTCATGTTCTTTGAACTTTTTCAGACGGGCTCCAAATGCCCGGGGGCCCATAGGCTCAATGAAATGCTTCCGGAGTTTTAACTCAGCTATTTCATGAGCCAGCCGGCCTTCCTCGGCGTACTGACTGGTAGAGTCCGGGAAAGTTTCCTCCAATCTAGCTGACGGGGTACAGATTAACCAGCGGTGTGCGGAGCTTGTGGAGAGAATAGCGTGTTTCCTCTCCGTTGCTACCGGTACTGTGCTCATATTTTCGCCCCCATCTGCCGAAGTGCGGTTGCAAATGCTCCATAATGCTCTTTAGGGAGTGCTGTCAAAGCCTGTACCCCAAACTGCTGGAGCAACTGCACCAGCTCTTCCCGCCGGCCAGCATCGACAAGTTGAGTGGCTGCCACGGCCAGCTGGTCCATAGTATAGGTTGGATTAGTTGTGGGGATGGTAGGGGTTACAGCCTGTTGTGGGGTTGTTGGTGCATTAACAGGTACCCCCGCCATTGGCAATGTCGGCTGTGTCGGTGCCTGCACAGGTGGAGCTGGTGAAACCGATGGAATTGTAGGTTGGTTTTTTTCTGTAACAGCGGCTTCCAGGGCGTCATATGTCGCGCCCACCATTACCAGGGCTTCCTCCACTTTCGCGTTTTTACTGCCACCGGTGATAGCTATGACCGGTTGTTCGGCCAGAGCTGAAGCCAGGGCTTGGATAGCCTGGGATAGTTCTGGAGCCTTAATGTTAATCGTAATTTCCATATGTATGATTCCTCCTTAATTCATTACTTTAATTTCAATTTGCCGGCGTCCGAATTGCAGACACCGGTCTCGATCAACCATGTAAATGTCTACTTCCCACCCTTTCACCTGCCGACCGGTATCCTCGGCTATATACACCCCGTCCACAGCCGGCCAGGTCTCACAACTGACATACACCTGGCTGCCCAGTGGTATGACCTTCGGATCCACGGCGATGGTTCTGCCCTCGACCGGTTTTGTCCCGGTTTTGGTAATGTGACCGTAACAGTATGCTGTTGCCTCGAATATCATGGAGCGTTCTCCCCGGGAAGGCTCAACCTGGATCGCAGGTTCTGGTTTTAGCACCGGTACCGGTTCGATTGCAGTGATCGGAGCGAGGATGCCTATACAAAGGACCAGGGCGAGGGCGCCGATCACCATCCTCATGGCAGCCACCCATTAATCAGGGCCCGGGAGAGCTGCGCGGCCAGGTAGATTACTACCATCACCATGAACCAGGGAAAGGCTTTGATTAGCACCTGGTTCATCCGGTCGAAACTTGCTTCCGCATCCGGCTGGTGTTTCTCGACCTCGTCTTTGATGCGCCTGTACTCGGCCAGGTCAACCGTTTTGGGTTTGTAATTGTGTACCGGATTGGTGGGTTGCACCTTAGATACAGGTTGAATTGGCATACTATACCCTCCTCATTGTTCTTCACGGTCTAATATGCAAGCCAGATATCCAGTTACTTTCTGAACGTGAATCTCGATTTCAATTTTGGTTCGTTTCCGACACTCGCCGCACCAGCTGTCCATTGTGCCATCGTCCTCTGGCCTACAGAACGAAATATTTTCTGTGTTGACATTTTGGCAATATGGACATTCCCACTCAAAATAACAGCTCCCCATAATCGTTCCCTCCTACTCCCAAGCCGTGAAACAGCCCCTGGAGCACATCGCTGCAACTATATCCCCGGTGTTCCTGCCTGGCCTGACTACGAATGCGGCATTGTAGCTGCCACAGATCGGGCATCGCGTATCCAAGCTAGTCTTGCCGGTGGACTTCATGATGGCCCGGGCTCTCTGGATGGCCCGGAGGACTCGGTGGTAGTCTCCATCGTGCATAGTCCTGGTCTCCTGGTGACTCCGCGGTAATGGCTTAACTCTTGCCACTGCTGATCACGTCCCTTCTGGGCTGTTTTGGGGCCTCAAAGATTGACACTAAGGTCACGTGGGGCCTGTAGTCTCGGTTGTATTCCTCGAAGATCCTTATGGCTTCTTCCCGGGTGTCGGCAAAGATTATGCTGCTCCGGATCCGCCGTGAGCGAGGGTATTTTTTATAACGGATGTGCCATCGTCTCAATGTGCTTGCCTCCTCTCGGAGTGGTTGGTATACTGGGGTTAAGGTTTTTCATCGTGCCGCTTTCATGCGGTCTTTTCTTTTTCACCCCCTTACATCAATCCTTCCTTTTTCAATTGCTCAAAATAGGGGTCAGATTTATGAGGCTTGAGTAATTCTCGTAGCCCAGACCTAACCGCAATTGATACAAATTGGTCCCAAATTCGGTCTTTTGTCGCCGGGTAACCGGCTTCTGCGACTTTCCTCGCCGAGAGCCGGTAAAGCTCCATGCGGTCATCGTGCATCGTATTTTCCCCTTTCTGCCCCACTAAACTTCTGCGTAGCTTCCTTCTTCCCAAATATCGTTGGGAACTCATGTTCCCATCCTTCGTAACCCCTGTCTCTTATACACATCTCCGAGCCCACGA